CAGCAGCACATCTGTCCCCCGACGTGATGGTCACGGCCGGGCGTTGCTGCATGCCCTTCCATCGAAAGGAACTGTCGTGACTGCCTACGACCAGCTCATCTCCCGGGATACGTCCAACGACCCGCTCGTGCCGGACCCCGTCTCCGCAGAGATCATTCAGGAGTTGCCGACGAAGTCGGCGATCCTGTCCCGTGCCCGCTCCATCCCGCTCGCCTCGAAGACGCAGCGCATGCCCGTCCTGGACGTGCTGCCCACCGCGTACTTCGTCGGCACCGGCCTGGACACGGGCCTGAAGCAGACCACCAGTCAGGACTGGGCGAACGTCAACCTCGTCGTCGAGGAAGTGGCGGCCATCGTCCCGATCCCCGAGTCGTACCTGGACGACGCGCAGGTCCCGATCTGGGACGAGGTGCGGCCCCGCATGACCGAGGCCATCGGCAAGCTCATCGACGGCGCCTGCCTGTTCGGTGCCAGCAAGCCGTCCACGTGGTCGACGTCGATCTACGACGCCGCGCTCGCCGCGAGCAACTACACGGTGCTCGGTGGCGGCGCCGACTTCGGCGTCGACGTCGCGGACCTCGGCGAACTGCTCGCCGACGAGGGCTTCAACGTCGACGGCTTCGCGTCCCGCCCCGGCCTGTCGTGGAAGCTGCAGGGCATCCGCTCCGCGCAGGGCGTGCCGATCTACAACCCGAACCTGCAGGACTCCGGCCCGTCCGGAAACCTGTACGGCTACCCGCTGTCCGAGGTGAAGAACGGCTCCTGGGACGCATCGAAGGCGCAGCTCATCGCCGGCGAGTGGGACAAGGCGATCGTCGGTCTGCGGTCGGACATCAGCTTCAAGCTGTTCACCGAGGGTGTCATCTCCGACGCCTCCGGCGCGGTGGTGCTGAACCTGATGCAGCAGGACGCGGTGGCGCTTCGGGTGACGATGCGGCTCGCGTTCGCGACCGCGAACCCGGTGACCGCGCTGCAGGCCAACGACGCCGACCGGTACCCGTTCGGGTTCGTCGCGACGACCGACCCGAACGCGTCCTAAACCGATTCCCCCTGTCCGGGGCGTAGCGCTCTGCTACGCCCCGGACAGGGGCGCAGCGAGATGGAGGTGACGTCGTGGCACTCGATCCGCTCGTGACGGTCGACGATTTCACCGCCGCATTCCCCCGCGCCCTCACGGACGCGGAGAACGGCCGACTGTCCTACCTGCTCGGCGCGGCATCAAACGCGGTTCGCGCGTTCTGCCGCCGCGACTTCACGGCGACGTCGTCGACGCTGCGGATCAAGCCCCTCGGCGACAAGGTGATCCTGCCGAACCCGCCCGTCACCGCCGTCACGTCCGTCAAGCGTGTCAACTTTGACGGCACCCTCACCGCATTCGCCGGCTGGGTGTGGGACGGCGGCGTCACCCTCTACGGGATGGCGATCATCGGCTCACCGATGATCAACGCGCCGGAGGCGTGGGCCGACAACTGGTACACGCCGCTGGTCGAGGTCACCTACAGCCACGGCGACGCGGAAGCGCCAGCCGCGGCGCAGGGTCGGGTGATCGCGATGGTCGCCCGCGTGCTGAACCAGCCCGACGCGTCGACCGCCTACGAAGGAGCGACAGGCTCCTCGGAGACGGTGGGACCGTTCAACCGGAACATCAACTTCACCGGCGCACCGCTGCCGGGCGTTGTGCCGCAACTATCCGACCGCGACAAACAGATCCTCCGCGACGCCGGGCTCACCGCCCGGGTCAACCGGACGGTGCAGCTCGGATGAGCCTGCCCAACGGCGAGGACATCACCGTCACGACCGTCACCCAAAGCGGCACCGACGAATACAACAACCCGGTCTATTCGCGAACGTCGATCGTCCGCAAGGGGGCGTTCGCGCCGACAATCGGGCTCGAATCAACCACCGGTCAGGACCAGGTCGTCAGTCAGCCGCAGGTGCTGTTCACCGGTCAGGACGCCGACGACGTGGCTGCGGTCGTCACCTCCAAATCGGAGATCACGGTGCGGGGCAAGACGTACCAGGTCGACGGTGAACCGGAGGACTGGCGGAGTCCGTTCACGGGCTGGCATGCCGGGCTCGTGATCCCGTTGAAGCGGACTACCGGGTGACCATCTTCAACTCCGACTGGCTTTGAAATGCGGCTCCTTTAGGTCAGGGAAGTTCTACTGTTGGCAACGTGAAGCCAACATCGAGAGAGCGGGAGAGAAGAACCATGGTTGCTTCGGCCCCCATGTCGAGATGCGCCTTCGCCTCCGCGATCCTGGCATTGAAGTCGGGAGCCTGATCATCCTCTATCCGCTCGATGGTTCGACAACCTGCGCCAAACTGATCAACAAGGCTTGAGATGGCGTTATCAAACATCTCGTCGCCTGACGCTGGTGCCGCAGCGAGGTCTTTACATCTGGACGCTGACACGAAC